GTAATTTGTAAGGCTTGTAATTTGATTCCTGTGATGGTGGCAGGTCAAGCGGGTTACTTTGTTCAGGCATCAACTCGTTGACCATGTTCCCGAAGTCAGTAAAATGGTTTTCAAGTTTGGACAGGTTGCCGTTTACAGGCTTTTTCACAGGGGTTTGAAGTTCGACGCTATGTCTTTTACGCCAACCAAAATATAACCGCTCAAATGAGCCGTATTTCATTTTGATGTTGTGACGTTTCATAGCAGCGCGAAGGCGGTCTGCTATCGTACCCTCACCTGCGTGTATCTCTTTATAGATTTCCGCATATGGTCCGTGCATATGGTGTTATTTAGTGCCCCTGATAAACCCGGCTAACTCCGCAAGATTGGTGCTGATAGTCAAGTTCTGCGCAGCAATAACGTCAATCTTCTTTTCGAGCTTGTCAATGGCTTTGTTTTGTTCTTCTTTCATAACGTTTAGCTTGGTGTTAAACTCTTCTTTAGTTTCTTTAATTGAATCCGATAACATTGTTACCTCTCGTTTATGGTATGATTCTACTTTACCCAGTGCGCTCGACACCTTCACTACATCACGCTTCAAAGCGTAATACAACCCCGTGAGCGATACCGCACCACCAATAATTGTTATGATATCTCTTGGCTGAATGTCCATGATTATAGTATTGCAAAATATATAGTAGAAAAAGCTAACGCTGTGACACCTAAAGTCATGGCTGTGTTAGAAATTATTAACCGCCTGTTGCGTTTCTTTAGTTCTTTAATCTCATTGTCTTTCTCAGTAGCTACGGCCTTGTCTATGCTTTGCTTGTTCTTATGGATTTCCGCTAGCGTTTCATAACTCGCCGCCTGTATGCCTGTAATCTTTGCGTAGTATGTAACCTTTAACCGCTCCATCTGATATAAACTGTCTATTTCCTGCGCTGTGTTATACCAGTACAACATGCTATTGTAGTTGAGACTGAAAAGTTGCTGATCGTAGGTTGTAAGTTCGGGTGTAAAATCCTGCTTTGAGTAGGCTGTCCGATTTTTTGAGCGTTGTGCGGAACTGGTTATTGGTAGCACTAGGAGTAGCAGAAAGAATGTTGTAAGTTTCATTGCGGTAGATTTCATTAGTGATTTGTTGCTGTTGGATAATGGTGTCCTGATGCACCTGTAGTGAATCAATCTTAGCAAATAGGCTATCCGTTTTGGAGTTGTTTACTTGAATGATTTGGTAAAGTGAATCATTGACATCCTGTAACCTTTTTACTGCAGGATTTGTTACTGGACGATTGCACGTGCGTACGCTGAATATCACAGCCAGTGCAAGAATGGTAATACCTAGACCAATGCCTAGCTTTGTTTTTTTCCCCATCGCGTTATGTGTAGTTGTTTAGTTAGTGGACGAATCTTATAGTAGACACCATCGCGTGTACGGCTATCGCGCATGCCCTGTTCATTGGTGTTACCTTCAATGGTGCGTACGGAATACTTGCCTACCTTGTCCACGATGCCCGTGTGCCCGATGCCCTTGTACCTTTTACCACGAAAGCTGTTGTAGCTTAACGTCATTACGAGCGCATCCTTGTCGCTGAATGCTTGCACAAACTTTCCTTCAGTAAAGATTACATCATTGCGATTGTACGCAGTAGGTGACCAACCTGTAATTGTGTGCGGGATGCCACACTCGTTAAGCATTGCCATGACAAAGAAAGAACACCATGCATAGCCGGGCTTCCAACCTTCTTGCTTCATAAGGACGAGCAGAGCCTTATCGTTAAAGCCCATATTGTTGCCGCCTTTCTCCTTTACACCTACGAATGATGAAGCCGTTACCCTTACGCAGTAACCGTCATCAGCATGTGTAAAATATACAGGTATGCAGCAAAGTAGAAAGCATATAAGAGCAGGTACAAGACAACCTTTTGCCATGTCGTTAGATAGGTGTTTATTTCATACTTAACTTCCTTGTTATATATCTCCCGTTGTAGTGCTCGAAAATTGAATCTAATGCCCAAAAAAACAACGAAGTTGGCAAAGACCATTACCAGTGCAGCTAAAATCATATACTGGATATATTCCGTACTTATAAGCGCATCACCAAAGTAGGCCACCGATAGCGTGCCCGATACAGCAAATAGTAAAAAGGCAAGTGGTATAGACCAAAAGCCATCGAATAATTGCAGCTTGTAGCGCAATCCTTTTACATCAACCTTATTTGGTTGTGCGTTTGTCTGCTTCTTTGCTGCCATTGGCTCTAAGTTTTAGTGATAGTTCACGCTCGTACTTGCGTAAACGCTCAGTGTAATCTTGCTTCAGTGTTTTTTTATCACTCATGGTATGCGATTAATGATGTTACGTGAGTAAGTAGGGCGGAATGAAGTCGAGGTATTACCGGTGCTGAATTGATAGTTCAGTGTGTTGGTCACGTCAGTACGTGGTGAACGGTCAGGCCATTGGGCTGTGCTGTATTCAGGAAATAAAGCAGTGTTAGCACACAAGTAATCGACTAGCAATGTTGTGTAGTGCTGTGCGTTTTGCCTTGCACGATCTATCATGTCCTTCATAACCGCATCCGATACTGGCACGGTGTCCTCAGACTGACGTTGCACTAGTGTGCCATTGTCCATACGGTAGCAAAGGTTTGGCGTTACGTCCACCATAACCCACCACAGTAGCATTTTTTGAATGTAATCTTCAAGCAATACTTGATAGTTGCCCGATATCGTATTAGCCGCTACATCGGCCTTAATCTTATTCAGCAAATCAGTTCCCAAAAAGGGAAGTAACCATTTATCCTGTGCAAGGTAGATAGATGGGTAAAGTAAGTTAGGGTCAACACTACCGTTCACCGTGCTATACTTCTTTATATAATTCTCAGAGATTAATAATACTTCAGCCATAGTTGTATTTATTGGTTACCGTAAATAGGATTTGTTGGAAGGAAGCCACGATGTGGCATATCTTCAGGAAGCTGTGCAACATACTTCGGATTTCGTACCTTATAGCCCATGCGCTCGGCAGTTGCAACAGCTACACGTGTTGCATCGGGGTCGTTAGGATTAATCTTCGCGCCCTTGGCATCTACGAACACCCTCTTTTCCCAAAAATGCCTGCAGTTGCCTCCGCCTTTCCAGTGCCATATATCGTAAACATCATCACCATTCGGCCCCCAACCCGGATTAACAGGAACATTCTCCATTGCTTGTATATCTTCCATACGATATAACTTGTCCGCTTGCATCATCTTAGCGCAAAATGGGCGCATGTTATCGTGACCAAAACTACCTGCGTAGCGATAGCGTGTGATAAAGTACTTGCCATCAATAACAGCATCTTGCTCACTTTTTGCAGCTGGTCGAGCCGCACCCGTACGCACCGCAAACTCATGCTCAATCTCTTCATCTGCGTTGTAGCTGTCTATCAATATCCACTCTTCTTTCCAATCTTCACCAAGTGCTATTAGCGCATCACCCGCAGTATCTTCAGCAGCTACTTTTTTTTTTTCAAAAGCCGATTGCACAACCTCGGTTGGTTGCAAACTACCTGGCAACACATCGGCAAAAATTGCATCTACAGTTGTTGATGGTAGTGTTGGGAATGCAGCACTTACAATCGCCTTAGCACTTGTCACAGGCACAGCACCCGCAGCACTTTGCATTACGATGTCAACAAGTGAACTAATCTGTGCACCATTCAATGCAGTTGCGGCAACATCAGCCGTTCCACCTGTAGCATCTACAACAGCCTCAGCCTGCTCAATAGCAAGTGGAGTGTTAGGTATTATCTCAAACGTCACACCGGGCAATTGATTACTCAATAATTCCTCAATGCTGCTATTTATCTTCTCTTGATATGGCTCGATTACTTGTTTATTAAATATCTCAAGCCCCGTAGTCATTTCATCTTTGTTACTACCAAAGCCTGTTGTTTCGCGAATACCGAAAAGAAGCGGAGTAGTAACACGGTGTGCTGTAATAATCTTTTGCGTTGCGGTAGTATCCATTAATTGATACTGCTTGTCCGCATCGTTTACAGGAAATGGTGTGATTTCAGTCTTAGGTTGATCACGCTCGTTAAAGAACATCACAACCTTGCCCGCATTACGCGCACCACTCATCTTGTTCTCCCAGTCCATCATCATCTGTTGTTTCTGTTCGGGCGTTGCTTGGCCGTTGTAGAAGTTGATAATGGTAGAAGGGAATAAACCGTTTGATATTTGGTTGATATGGAATATGCTTATCTGCTTATCTAACTCAATGTAGTTAATAGCACTCCAGTAATCGGGGCGCGGGTAGGTGTCACTGCCTGTGTAAGTAAAGCACCAATAGATTTGGCGTGGCTCCTGCTCACGTGTTAAGTAGTTATACTTGGGAAT